TCTTATCGCCCTCACCTCTGGTAAATGTCTTCAGTCGGATAAGCCCAACTAAATCCACGTTGTCAGTCCAATGTCCTTGAGACTTTTTATGGAGCTTCAAGACGTATCGATTGTAGGGGTCCATATCAGGCAGGGTCAATGTCTCGACATCTGCGTGAGCTAGGAATACCACGTTCATACCGCTTTCATAAGCCAAACTTCCCGCATATTCCCGCACCTGCCGATGAATCTCTGAGGCAGCTCCGTAACCCGCTCCAAAACCGCCAGCCGCTTGATTTATGCTCTTGGCTTTAGGATCGGCTGCAACAATCTCACTTTCGATTATTGTGGCCAACTGAGTTATGCTATCGATAATCAGCGTTTTAAACTCATGCTTTTCTGTGCCTAGAGTTTCAATGGCGTCCAATACTTCTTGAGAAGACGTTGCCAGTGGAAACAGGCTGACGTTGTCATTACCTGTCAGTGACGCCGTGCCGTCCTCAGTACGAATGAAGACAACTGGTCCCGGCATCATTGCCGCTAGGGTTGTCTTCCCCATGCCACCCTCCCCGAAGAGGGTCATTATGACTGGGCGTTGACCTGTCGGTTTCGACAGTGATTTTAAATTGATAGCCATTACCAATCCTTTCCAAATATGAGGGCAAAGACCTCATCCAAAATTTCATCCATTGTTCTATCCATTGTATTTTCCTTTTTCAGTTGTCGTAAATTCGATATCAGGATGCTCAAGCCAACGGTTTAGTTTTCGCTGTAATCGAACCTGATCTGGTTGATCGCTGAAGCTAATGTGCTTCAGCGCCTGAATGAGCATATGCAGCTCACTATCGGTCAAGGTCATGCGCTCCATTAGTACGCCTCGACCTTAACTCCAATCTTTGCCTTCTTTGTCTCAAAGGCAGTAGCGACCTTGGCCCACTGTTTTGGGTCATGGTCCAAGAGCCAGCGAACGCCAACCGAATCAGCAGATAGGGTCGTTTTTACTGGGTGTCTCATTTCTGGGATTTTGTGCTTAACTTCTTCCCACTTCATGGGGTCAAGTTTGCGCGTCACGTTCTGTGACAGTGTCACCTTGTGATCGTCTAGCTTGTGGGTGATTGAGCCTTCATCTTTAGCTTCTAATGCCTCAGTGATCTGCTCTTCGATTGCGTGTCTTTCGGCAATCAGCTTACGTTCTGCTTTCTTCAACTCTAGCCACTTGGAGGCCAATCCATCGATATTGCTCATCGCAATTCCTTTCACTTCTTCTTCTATTTTTCTCTCTCTACAGAATTTTGTTTACAGATTTTATTTCACGGAGTAAAGATAAATTTACAACCAATCGTAAAAAAGGTAAAAAATATGCAACAACTTATCCCCATAGATGACATCAGAACGGCGCTCCAAGACCGCCGCCTGACTGTCGTTGCACAGCGGTGTGGACTGTCCCACCCCACTGTAAAATCTATTGCCACAGGCAACGAACAAATCAGCCTCACCACATGGAAAAAACTTAGCGAATACTTGAGCGAGGCAGAATGAAATTTCCCATTGAAGACTACTGCTCAAAGCTGGGCTGGTATCTTGTTACTATACCTGCTGGCTCTAAAGGGCCGACCAGATTTGGGTGGCAGCAACCAGAGAAAGCACTGTCCGATCCAGAGGCAGCTCGACAGTATTATGAGCAGAACCCAACGCACAATGTTGGGCTGTTACATGGCGCTAGTAAAACCTGCGCCGTTGACATCGATCATGTAGAAAATACCAAGCTAATCTTCGAGGAACTGGGCATAGATTTTTCTGCCTTAATGCAGTCAGCACCCCAGATTATTGGCCGCGAAAATCGTGGAAAACTTATTTTCAAAGCACCGCCAGATCTGATCACACACAAGATATCGTGGCCTGTAGATGGTGATCCACGCAGAACTGAAGTGGTGTTTGAACTTCGAGCAGGCTCAGTTCAAGACGTTTTACCACCCTCAATCCACCCTGATACTGGCCGTCCATATGAGTGGGCAGGCAGGTCAATCTTCGATGGATTGCCAGATTTACCGCCCCAGCTCCTCACGCTTTGGAAGGAGTGGGACAAGTTTCGTCCACAGCTACAAGACATATGCCCGTGGAAAAAGAAGGCAGAATTTCAGCCAACCCGCAAGCCAAGACCAAAGGGTGAGACAACCAGCGTTATCGATAAGTTCAATGATGCCCACGATATGCACAGCTTGCTGGTTCAGTATAACTACAAGCCAACATCCCGTGGCAGATACCTATCGCCAAACAGCACGTCTAAACTGGCCGGCGTAAAGCTCTTTGATGATGGCCGTGCCTACAGCCACCACGCATCTGACCCATTTGATTCGGCCCACAGCTTCGATGCCTTCGAGCTTTGGATGCAGTATGAACACATGGGCAATGTCACAAAGGCGGTTAAGGAAGCCGCCCAGATGCTTAACGTCACACAAGATCCAGACCACGATTATGATCGTGAGGCTATCGAACACGGCGCAAAGATAGCCGCCAGTATAATGTCAAAGCCCAAGCAGGCAGAGCTTCCGCTTAGTGAAGTGCCAGAAGAGTTGATGTCAGTCCCCGGTATCTTACAGGATGTGGTCAACTACTACACAGTGACAGCCATAAAGCCGCAGCCACAGTTCGCAGTTCAGTGCGCCCTAGCATTTGGGTCAGTGGCAATGGGGCGCCGTTGGGTGACTGACCAACGCAACTTCACTTCCCTCTACTTCCTAAACATAGGTGAGACAGGGTCAGGCAAGGAACACACAAAGACAGTTCTCGAAGAGCTGCTCGAAGAGGCTGGACTAGATGATCTAATCGGGCCAGCAGGCTACACCTCTGGGGCTGGGGTTATGTCCACCCTCACCAAAAAGCCAACCCATGTGTCAGTGGTCGATGAGCTGGGCCGTCAACTCAAAGCCGCCGCAGCAAAGTGTATGCAGCACAAAGCTGATGCCCTCACATCCATAATGGAATGCTTTGGCCGTCAGGACGGAACACTTCGACAGCAGGGCTACGCAACCAACACAATGAAATCTTCTGAGGCAGAAAAGCTGGAAAAGGTAGTTAAGCGGCCAAGTCTAACCCTAGTCGGTATGTCCACACCCTCAGAGTTCATGCAAGCAATCGGTGGTGGTGATGTGGCGTCAGGTCTTCTCAACCGTTTTCTTATTGTTAAGTCTGACATTGGCGTTCAGATGTCCCAAGAAAAGAGGAGGTCATCAATCTCTGAACGTCTGGCAACGTGGGCCAAACAACACGCCAGCGCGCAAGTCGGTGATCTGGACGCAGGTAATGTCCACGATATGCCGCCACACCCAATTGAAGTCTTCTTCAGCCCAGAGGCAAAGGCACTCCTTCACGGCTATGAAGAGCGCCTAGTCGATGCCATCAGAAAGGAAACAGGCACAGGGTTGGAAGCAATGTACAATCGTTCACGCGAGATCGCCATGCGTCTGTCCCTGATTGTTTCGAGATCAATGGGCCAAGACGAAATCACTGCGGATGCCATGAACTGGTCAATTGATTACGTTGACTACTACGCCAAGCAAACCATTGAGATGTTCAGGTCCAACATGGCTGAAGGTCCATTCGATGCTGCGTGCAAGGCAGTCTACTCCCACATCGAAAGAGCTGGGCTGGCTGGCCTCACAGAGCGTGAGATATCCAGAAGCGTTGCGGCATTTGCAAATATGGACCGCCGCAAGCGTTCAGACGTTCTAGACGCACTAGCAAATGACCGTGGCATAGAGTGCCGCGATCAAAACCAAGGCGCGAGGGGCCGACCACGGTTCGCCTATTTCGCGCCACCACTTAACTAAAGGACAAAGACATGGCCAAATGGAACTTAGACAAACTATCAAATAAAGGAAAAACAATGACTAAATACACACGCACAGAAATTTTAGATACCGCCAAGCAATTGGTAAATGTTGACCGCGCAAATGATCATGGAGACATGGAAGACAATCTTACTACTATTGGTGAACTTTGGGGCGTTTATCTAGAGCGCCACGTCCATCCGTCTGACGTTGCAATTATGATGTGCCTGTTAAAAATAGCACGTCAAAAATCCAACCCAACCAACCCAGAGAATTATTTGGATCTTGCGG